ATGATTAGGATTTTACTGTCAACCCGACTTGGCGAACGACGGTTGACTCAGGCGGACCTTGCCCGTATGACAGGGATACGCCCCAACACGATCAGCGAGTTATATCACGAAGTTGCAACGCGGGTCAGCCTGGACCACCTGGACCTAATCTGCGAGGCGCTGGGCTGTGAACTGACAGACCTGATCGTACGGACGCCGAACAAGGAGCCGCGAGTGCGGACCAGGACCGGCACCCCAATCACCAAAGGCGAGGACTGACCTTGCTTCTTTGCCCGGGCGCGGAAGTGTCCGGGCTTTTTTGCGCTCGTATCTCATTCTCTCGCGTATACACGCGTATATAACATACGCGCATTAAGCGGGTGGGCATAGTATTTTCTACTTAATTAAAATAATTCTTAATAGTAATTGATACAAGGGATACAAACCGTATAAAGCCTTACAGCAGTATGGATTTTTCCGTATCAAAGCGGAGATACGGGCGCGATACATGGATACGCCTGCTGTATCAATGTATCAGTCTGTAACGCAGGCTTTTTGTGGATTGTGATATATGGCATAGCGCCGGGGGCGGTCAGCCCTCGGCGCTTTTTTCGTCAGCGACGTATTCCATAAGGTCCCCTGGTTGGCATTGAAGAATCCGACAAAGCTGGTCAATCGAATCGCTGCGGATCAGTTCACCCCTTTGGAGCTTTTGGAATATCCGGGGGTGGACCCCCTGCTCTCTGAGGTCAATCTGCTTGATTCCCCGCTCTTTTAAGAGGTCAAAGAATTTCGTGTATTTCAGCACGTCGCCATCCCCTTCTATTTATAATAATGTACCATATTGGGAACGGGAAGTCAAGCGTTTTGATCGTTCCCGATGTGGTACAATTTTCACAAAAATTTTTGTTCCACTTTGGGAACTTTGCCTATTGCAAATTGTTCCCGATATGGTACAATGGCACCATCAACAGCAAACACAACACAATCAAAACGGAGGTTGCTAAAATGAAAGCTCTGCATACTATGAAATTCGTGTCAAACGCCATCGAGGAACTCACCAAGTACAACGAAGCCATTGCTGCGGCTGAAACCTACGAGACAGCCAAGAATAGAGCCCGTATGATGATGGGCTACATCAACGGCCTCACCACTTTCCTCAACACCATGATCTGCATGGAAAACAACGGTTTCACCGGCGAGTTTAGCGAGGTTCTGGATGGCTGGATGCACAAGATGTACCAGTCTCTGGTCAACAAGGCCGTTGAAACGAAGCAGGGCCACGACGTTGAGTGGAAGCTGCTCCAGCTGCGGGACGAATACGAAATGATGTGAGCCGAAACGGGCCGCTGGCCCGTCGCCGGGAACTGCCCCACCCGGCCTGATGATGGCAGGGCAAAAATAGGGGCGGCGGACACCCCGACCAAGGAACGCCGTCGCCCCACCTCAATGGAGGCACCGGAAAATTCCGGCACCTCCAGATTACCAGAACAAACCAAAAATTACAAGGAGGTACACAAGAAAATGATGCTATCTGAGTTCATCGAGCGTACTGGATTCCACCCGTTGGCTTTCGAGTATGAGAAGATCGAGGAAGCCTATTACAACTTCGACGGGGACAAGGATGCTTTCTGTCTGGCCTTTGTTTCAGCTGACGGCGAGAAGAAGGTCTATCAGGCCCGAGCCACCGAAATCGAGCGGCTGAACGGCAAAATCCTGGAGATGGACCGGACCAGCAAGCGGGAGGGAGAGGAATACGAAAAGCAGATTGCGTTCCTCCGGGCCGAGCTTGACCGGGAGCTGGAATGGAAGCCCTACGAGTTCACGCAGAATATTCCCCAAGCGGAGTACACGAAGCTGGTCGAGTGCATTGCCAGTGGGTCCGCCCACTACATGACCGATGATGAAGCCCTGGACTGGATTTGCCGCGAGTTCGGTTTTGACCGCAGCCAAGTCACGATCCTACATGAAATCGACGAGCAGGAGATCAACCGGCATAATCTCTGCCGCGCCAGTGGCCGGAAGATTGACCGCCGCCCCGTCTACTGCGCTACTGATTGCCACTACATCCGCTTCAATGCTGGCTGTGGCGAATGGCAGTGGGAAGTCTGGAATGGCAAGATGCGGCCCTTCTGGGATTAACAACAGGCCCGCCCTGGAGGTTACGAGGGCAGAAAGGGTAAGACGATGAAAGAACAACTGCTGAAGCTGATCGACCGCCACAACGCCGTCGTGGATGCGCTGTTCGCCTGTGATATCCCGGTCCCGGAAGGGAAGCTGTTCCTGGCTATGGGAATCTGGCACAAGCTGGCCTGTGAGGGCTCCGACATCACCCATCTGGCGCGGGAGAACGGTATCGACGCGAAGTGCGATATGCAGGCGGGCCGGATTTTCGTCTATGGTGATCTGGCCTGACAGGGAAAGCGCCGCAGGGCATCAGTCCTGCGGCGCTTTGATTTCCACGACGGCCTCTATGGGGCAGCCGAGATCGGTACATATCCGATCAATGACTTCCAGGGCCACATATTCGTTTTTCCCCAGCTTTGCGAGGGTCGCTCTTGAAACAGCCCCCCGTTTCACCAAATCCATTTTCTTCAGGTCCATGGATAGAAGCGTATGCCAAAGGGGTTTGTAACTGACCATGTAACCACCTCCTGTAAATCGTATGATAGCACAGAGATTTTAACTTGTCAAAACTTTTTTTCAGATTTTCAGAAAAAACCATTGACAAGTCAAAAGGGCTATGGTACATTAGCATTACAGCAAGCACGAAACAAAATTTTAACTTCTTAAAACTTATATAGGGGGACACAAAAATGAAGTACGCTGATATCAACAAGAAGTATACCGCCACCGTCGCCGAGTACCTGGCCAACGGGTACACCATCAACACCCGCACCATGAGCGGCAGCCAGGGCGACTACGCGCACATCGACCTCACCGACGGCACCGAGGTTATCCGCATCATGGTCGATACCTTCCACGAGTGGACCGACATCTCTCTCGACGGCCTGGAGATCATCGTGGGCCGGGCGGACAGCGAGGTTATCCCCAACTGCGAGAACGACTACCGCACCCTCTGGAACACCAAGCTCGACATCATCAGCCGGGAGCGCTTCTACGAGATCGGGGCGGACTACCGCCACGGGAAGTTCTACGGAACGCTGGAGGAAGCCACCGCCGCTCACAAGCTGAAGTATCAGCGCTACGCCGCCAAGCACCAGGTCAGCAAGACCAAGGACATCACCGCCAAGGCTATGGAAATCGCCAAGCGCATTATTCGCCGGGAGTTCAACGTCAAGCGTATCTGCGAGGCCGATGTCACCGTCAGCAAGAGCAACGGCACCTACACCATCAAGTACAAGAGCAAGGTCTACCGCCTGCACTAATAACGAGAAAGGAGAACCACGATGAACCGCTACAAGGAAGTCCGCACCCTGACCGCTACAAATCTCCGCGCACTCTGCATCCGCCAGAACTGGTACACCGGCGGGGACAACGCCGAGTACGAACACCTGCTGTTCGATCTCGCGGCCAACAAGTCCACCCTGACCACCGAGGACATCATCAAGATCGCGGAGGATATCGCCGCCCACAGCACCCTCTCCGACGGGTACGACATCGAGGGCATTGCCTGGGAAGTCAACCGCGCCTGCAACGTCAGCTTCCAGAAGCAGTAAACCAAGCCGCGTCCAGCGGGGCGCATGAACCTACAACATCTTTTAACTGCCTGACCTACCGGGCCAACGGGGAGAAAGGAAATTATCATGACTAAGACTGAGTACACCGCCGCCATCACCGCCGCCCAGGAGAACATCTCCGCTATCCGCATCGACCTCCGCAAGCTCCGCACCATCGAGAAGCTGTCCAAGACCTTCCCCGATCTGAAGCTGGTGGACGCCAGCATCCTGGACACCGCCATCACCGAGAAGAAGGCCGAGCTGACCAAGCTCCGCTCCGAGCTGAGCAAGGCCCGCCGCATCGTGAAGCGCATGACCGAGATCGAGGACATCGAGACCGGCAAGGCCGACGAGCCCAAGGCCAAGACCAAGAAGCCTGCCGCCGAGAAGAAGGCCGGCACCACCGCCAAGAAGTCCACCGAGAAGAAGGGAGACGGCGCCACCAAGAAGAAGGCCACGAAGAAGGCCGACAGCACCACCGCTCAGGCGGAGGCGGGCAAGACCGAGCAGCCCGCCCCCACCGGGGAGACCAAGGAGAACGCCGCCGCCTAAATCCAACCACCTGACCTATCGGGTATACGGGGAGAAAGGAGCTTCTATGTACCGTTACTACTCTATCATGCGGCCCCTCGGCCCCGGCACCTTCCCCCGCGCCAAGTATGTGAAGGATGTCGTCAACTTCGACCGCCGCCAGTTCGTCCCGGAGATCAACCGCGAGGCGTGGGGCTACATCGAGTACGCGGACCCCATCACTGAGAAGCAGGCCGCCGACTACGAGCTGGTGTACCCGGTTACCGAGTACCGGAATCCCGCTGTGAAGCACATTGTTCAGATCCTGGTTGAGCGGGACGGCGTTTCCGAGCAGGAAGCGCAGCGCATGGTTGACGAGTGCCGCCAGCAGCTTCTCAGCGAGGCGGTCCCCTCCGGGGACTCCGATCTGGCCGAGGAAATCTTGGCTGAAGAACTCGGCTTGGAGCCGGACTACCTGATGGACCTGCTGTTCTAACCCGCAAGGCCCGCGCCATGAGGCGTGACCGGTGCAAGCCCGGTGCCCCGCTCGGGGCGGCGCTCATGGGTATACCCCATCGGCTACGGGGGAGTCAACCGCCGCCCCGATCAACATATACTGTACCTTGACAACCGAACGGCAAAATCCCAAACGCTTGGGAATTTCCCCGCCCAGGGCATAAAGAAAACCCCGATACCGGAAATCCGGCATCGGGGCTGTTTGAGCTATATTTCCACTGGCAGCGGACGCCACCCGCTTCAAGGACGAAGCCCGCCCATTTCCCGCCCCGTGGAGCGGTGTTTCGGGCGGAGGCGAGAATTTATATTACCAGAGTCACCCCGCCCTCCACGGGGCTGTCAGCGCCTCCTACGGAATTCGCCCGGGAAACGGTGGCCTGGACAACGGCGGCGGCAGTAGCCGCGGCGGTGGTAGCGGCCACACTGCTCACGTCGGGGGCCTTGCTCAGTTCAGCGGTGATGGGTTCTCCCTGGGTGATGATCTCGGACCGCTGCTTCTGCGCCCGGACCTCGGCCTCGATCTTGGTTTCCAGATAGGCGTTGAGATCGCCGTAGATTTCGGCCAGAACCTTCTTTGCAGACTCAGAGAGCAACGCCAGGGTTTTATCCTTGGACTTCTGCAGTGCTTCCAGCTGGGCCTTCTTGTCGAAAACGCCGCTCTTCTTCAGCGCGTCCACATAGGTTTGGCTGGTGTAGGTGACGGCGGTGGTGACGGCCTCCGTCACTTCGGCCAACAGCTCCTTCGTGGTCAGGCTGTCCGTCTGCGCCCCGATCTGCTTGGACTTCCTCCGAAGGAACTGCACGAGGTAGGCCGCACAGACAGGGATTGCGGCGGTGGCAACCGCCTGGAGCAGTTCAGTCAGAAATTCTTTCATGGTGATTCCTCCTCATTGTTTTACTGCTTCCGCAGATATTGCCTACTCATAAATCCGGTGTAGGTAATGCCGTTGTATGTCACCTGGACATACAGCCACTTCACGCCGCCGGTCAGCGTGTAATAGCCGTAGTTGCGGACCTTCGTTCCTTTCGGTAAGACGGCAAGGCTGGCCTTTCCGGTCCCGGCCCCGTTGCGAATATGCAAGCCGCTACCGGCGTTGACGGCGTAGGTACCGGCCAGCGTCTTGTCCATGGACCGGGCGGCCTCCGTCGCTTTCTTCTCTCCGGGCGTGGCCGGCTTAACAGTAGCCGTGCCGGCGCTTCCGTTGTACTTCGGCCAGTAGGTATCGCGGGCGATATTGCCGCGCTTCTGCGACGTGGCCTCGGTATTGGCCGGGACCTCAAACTTCAAGCACCAGCGGTAGGCCGCGTTATATGCACCATCGGCGGTATTGGCAACACTTTTGATGTACGACAGGACGGCGCTGTAACTCGTCTCCAGCTCATGCTTCATATACCAAAGCTGGCCGTCCAGCGTGGTATAGTCCAGTCCATTTGCGACGCACCAGTTTTTCAGGTTCGTGTAGCGGCCCGCGTGCCACTGGCAAATGCCGTAGCTCGTACCACTATCCCCGATAGCTCCGGTCTTGAAATTGCTTTCGCACCCGACGTTGGCGGCAGCGCCCAGCGCCCCGGCCAGATTCAAACCCAACACTTCCCGGCAGAAGTTCACAAAGGTTTCCTCGTTGGTCTTGCCGACGGTGTACGCTTTCTTCGCGGTTCCCGCCGTACCCGTGGCCTTGGAAGCATAGTCCGGAACGCCATAGCCTCGGATATACCGCCCGTTTACCTTCAGCGTCCGGTAGCCTACAGCGTTGGACATATTGCCCTCGATAACCTTCATGTTGTTTCCGACTGCGTAGACCACGATTCCCACATGGTCCGCCGCGCCGGTGCAGTCCCCCACGCCGTTGTCCTGCCAGTCGTAGAAAATATAATCGCCGGGCTTCGGCGTGTAGGCGTCGTTCTCCTGCCATCTTCCCAGCGCCTTGAACAGTGCAATATGCTTTTCGCATCCGCACTCCGTCGGGATAATATCGGTCAGCCCGGCCTTGATGGCAACGGCGCTGGCAAAGGTGCTACACCATGCGTCCGTGTACTTCACGGGGTAGCCCCGCGCCAGCGGCTTGTGGCTGTTGTAGAGGTCGATAATGGGCTTGTGGGTGCCGTTGCTCTCCTTGCAGCCAATCCAGCCCTGCGCGATACTGACTACCTGCTGTCTGAGTTGCTGTTCGGTCATGGTAAATGCCCTCCTTATGCGTCATCAGGAGACTGTTTCCGCGCCTCCTGTTTGTCCTCTTGCTCCCATCGGCGCTCCTTGTTACGGTCTTTGTTTGTCTTAATCCACCCCATGATGCCGCACTCACCGCCTAGCGTGGCAAAGAAGCAGGTTATAAGGGTATCCGGAACCGCTCCCTGCTTCTCGAAAACATCTATCATCTTGAGAGTAAAGGCAAAAAGGGCGATTCCAACGATAATTAAAATAACGTCCATTGCGCCGATTTTGGGCCACTTCCGGGGGGTGCCCGCTGGTTCTGAAAGCCGTTTTCCATACCTCATGCCTCCGGCCCCCTACATTCCGATCTGCGTAAAGACGAAGCCCAGAACAATGCCGATGATGGCGGTAGCAATGTAGCCGACCACTTTCCGCCACATTTCCCCGTCCCGGCCCTCAAGGGTCGAGAGGCGCGTCCCCTGCTGCTTTTGGATTTCCACCATGCTCTCCATGTTGGTTGCCAGCTTGTTCACAGAGGTGGCAAGCGCCGAAATTTCCTTTACGTTTTCTTCGAGCAGATCAATCCGCTTGTTCTGGCGGGTGTCCTCGTCTCTAAGACGCTGGTTTTCACTCGTCATGAGTTGTGCAAATGCCTCATGCTCCGCCCTCGTAATCGGTGTATCCATCTGCTTTCCTCCTTTTTTGATAATAAGAAGGCCGCTCCCAATACTGAGAGCGGCCTTTCAGTTTACGCTTTCGCCCCGATCAGCGCGGCAATCATCCGCAGGTCCTCAACAGGGGCGTTGAAAAAATCGTGATTCCACAGCCAATAATCCTCATGCTCCGGCCGCCGGTACTTCTGGCAACCCGGAGAGGACCATACGCTGTCCCACCGAAGCTGATAGGCTTTGTCCCGCTTCTCCAAGCGGGACAGGATCGCACCCACCAGCGCCCCACGCTCCCGGCCCCGGCCGTCGTCGTTCTGACTGAAATAGTCGTGAGCGTTATCGCTGGTGTCCACGCACAGCCGTTTTCCTTCCCACAGCAAAAAACCGTCCTGGGCTTCCAGAACGGTACCATAGGGGATATTCACCTGTTGGCCCTCACAGCCTTTGAATCGCGCCCGCCTCCGGGCCACATACTGATCGTACTCCATGCCTTAGTCCTCCGCCGGGGCCTCGGTCCAGCCATAGACCCCCGGCTCCCACACGTTGCTGTCCACGCTGCTAATCCAGTGTTTCCCGCCGTGGCTCACCTTGTCCCCGGCGTTGTATGCGTCATGGGCGCCCACAGGCTGGCTCCAGGCGGGCCATTCCTCCGCCGGGTCCGACTTGGCCGCCCACAGGCTGGCCGCCGCCTCCGGGGTCCAATCCTCCTGCGAGGTATGGTCCTGCACACAGCGATACAGCTTGCCGCCATAGCGCCGGATATTGCCCACCTTGTAGCTGACGGGGTAGGCCCAGGGGGAGAACAGGTCAACGTGTTCCGCCGCCGTCGCGTCGTCGATCTGGCCGCTCTCGGCCATCGTGACAAACATAATACCGCCGGTGGCCGTGGCCTGGGTGATCTCCGCCCCCGCGTCTGTTTCCTCCAGCATGACGGTTTCCACGCCCTCCAGGGGATCGCGGCCCAGCAGATGGTAAACCACGCCATTATAAGCAATGCCCGAAGCCTCCGGCTCCGGGCAAAGGACGTAGCTACCATTTTCGGACGGCTTGACGTAGTTGGGGACTTCGGTCATGCCGATGCAGTCCCCATTTCGGTTGATTCTGAACATTTCGCACCTCCAAAAAAGATAGCATGATATAATCGACGCAGGCGGAGCAACCGCCCATGATCGTCGAAATTTCGGTAGTAGGCGGTCTGACACTCCATATACTACTCAATGTCTTTGAAGTCTCGTTTTCCCGCCTTAAATTCTTGGTGGAATAGCTTCAGCTTTCGCCGGGCGCGTTTTACCCCGTCCCGGCTTCCGTTGATTTTAATTTTCCCGGTTTCCGTCAGCGTAAACCGCGCCTTGCAAAACCGGAAGGGCTTGGTCAGGGGAATGATTTGGCATTTGCGCTTGTTTACGCGGATACCCATAGCCTCGAACCTCCGCACCATTTCGCGGATCAGTTCTTTCAGCTGCTCCACATCTTCCATGATGATGTAGTAATCGTCCATGTAGTGACCGAAACAGTGAACACCTTTCTGACATTTGACCCAGTTATCCACAGGGCTGGGGAGCGCAACCATTTCTTGTTGGCTCGGCTCTCTTCCAAGCGGCATCCCTCTCCCTGGAGTAGATTCAGGCGAGTTATGAACTTCAATGTCTGCAATCTCCCGCAAATCGGAGTTTGTGATATACCGTTGGTGGCGGAGATAGATGGACCAGCGCGGCGCATTTGGAAAGAAGCCCTTCAAATCCAAAAGGCCGACAGCTCCCGCCCTTCCATATCGCCGGAAGTGCCAGTGAAGATGTTCTTCAAGACGTCTGAATTGCCAATGTAGCCCCTTCCCCTTTTGGCTGGCGCCGTTGTCGTAAATCATATTCGGCGTATAGAGCGGAACCAGCACTTCGTTACTCAGGTTCTTTTCTATCTGCCGATCTACGATTGGTGGCGGGTCAATGTGCCGCACTTTCCCGCGCTCTCTAAGTGTAAAGGGCTTCCCATTCTTGGGGTTCCATTTTTTGCGCAGAAGATTTTTGCGCCGCCGGGCCGTCCCGGAGAACAGATGGGGCTCAAAATTTTGAATGCTTTGTTTCCAGCGAACATTGTTACAGCATTTTCGACCATAGTAGAACATTCTCCGATAGCTGAACACTTTTCCAACCGGGCCGAGGGCGGCGCACCTTGCCTCCCTTCGGGCTTGCCGCTTTGCCTTGCGGCGCTGATACCGGGCTTCCCGGCGCTCCTGACTGGTCATAAAAAGTATTCTCCCTCCGTACAGTTGTCTTGTAGGGTGCCGTCTAAATCTGCGTTGCCTTGACACATGAAACGGGATATGGCACAGGTCCCCCGCCATGCAAGAAGCGTCCGTGTAAAGGCATCAGAGGGAAGTTTTAGGGATTCCCACCCAGGGAAGTATCTCTCCTTTTACGCCGGTCGTCTTTCACCTGGGCTTATGCCCTGCTACTCCATTTGACCGCGTATCTTCGTAAAATCCGGCGAACACGCCCCCAGAAAGGTCTGCGTAATCGTTGCTGACGCCGCCGCCCGCGCCCGAGCCGACAACTGCGAAATTGCTACCGCTGCTGTACTGAGCAGAGCGGAGCCGCACCCACACGCCACGAGGCGAATTATCAGAGATACACCCAATGCACAATCAGGATTTCAGCCGTTGCTCGGTACTCTTGATCTGGCCCTTCAGCAGCTCATTCTCTCGGTCAATGAGATCGCCAAGGCTTTGAGCCATCCTGTCCAGCTTCTCCATTGCTTCACTTGCAGGCACCGCTTTCCCTTTGGCAGTAGTAAAACAGCCCTCCGGGTTTTGGTTCATAATCAAGTAGCAATCAGTCAGCCGGGAATCCAGAGCCATCAAGGAGGCCCGCGCTTCCAGCAGGTGCGCCGTTCGCAGACTCACCCGCTGGGCATCCGATGGAAAAATACTGTTGGCCTTTTCGGAGAAATCTTTGACTTCTCCGGCCAGCTTTGCCGTTGGTTCTGCAATCAGGCGGGAATACCGTGCAGATAGCCGCGTCAGGAAATTCAGCGTTTCAATATAAATTTGATTCGCCGTGTTCACAAACTCGGCCTTGCTGGTAGTCCGTTTCTGTTTCAATACCGACATTCAGCCACCCTCTTTCCATCGGCATACCGGGCTGAGTTATAGTATAAAATACGGAGCCGGGGGATTGCCCTTTTGGAGTTCTCCCCTGTTTCTGTTACAAAATATCGTTTTCCGTTATACGCCCGGATTTTCAAAATTTTCACGGGCGCTTACGCGCCCTCCGCATTCCGGCCCTGGCGGGCCGGTTTTTGTACGTCCCCCGGTGGTTCGCCCCCTTGCGGGGGCGGGATGGGGGATGGATAGCTCTGCGGAGGATTAGGTAGAAAAGCCGGCGAACACGCCCCCAGAAAGGTAGACGTTACGGTCGCTGACGCCGCCGCCCACGCCCGAGCCGACAACCGCGAAATTGTTATTGGTGCCGTATAGAGCAGAGCGGAGCCACACCCACACGCGGGTGGTCCTTGCGTCGTGCTTATACATGTCCTTGGCGTTACCGGCTTTGAAATAATCATACTGCGCCTGGTAGTTCTTCTCATAGTCGTTGGCATAAGTCTTGGTGCCGTACACCTCATGCTCCGACAAGAGGAAGAAATAGTCAACCGAGGCAGTGACCGCCGAGGAATTATTCAGATTGGCCTTCCCCATGTTGTCCGTGTACTTGGTGACGGTTTTCAGCACCTTACGGACATCTTTCGGGAAGGCTGCGGCCAGAGTGTTGGCAAGCGGGCTGTTCACGATGTCGTAATTGGCGGGGTCATAGCCTACCCGATTTGTCTGTAGCTGGCTTCCATAGCCGCTGGGGGCCTTGTTGGTGCTGCCCAGGATGTCATACCGCATATCGCACCCCTTCCAGCCACCGTAGTTGTAGTTCCCCCAGTGATTCATGTTGAAATACTTGTTGCCGTCTGTGTAACTGCCGCCGTAAACACTATCGCACAACGCAACCTGAACGCCGCTGATCTTGCCAATCGCCCAGTGAATCCGGTTGCTGCCCTCCTTGCTGGCATTATGGTTGATGCCCAGGATAAAGGCGTCAACCTTCAAATTGGATACCGTGAGAGTACCAATTTTGCCGTTGAGCGTCAGGCTCTTGGTGTCGCCGGTGGCAAAGTAGCTGGCCGCCGTCCCCGCGTCAGAAATGGCCTTGATGTCGTCCCAGGTGGAGTTAGCAACCGTCGGCTTCGACACGGTGACGCTCAGGGTCAGGCTGGCCGCCTCATACTTGGCCGTCTGCGCCACGGAAATGGTGACAGTGGAGCTTCCCGCCGAAGCGCCGGAGAGCGTCACGGTCTTGCCGCTGGCAGACGCGGTGGCCACTCCGGGAGCGCTGGAACTGACGGACACGGCCCCGTCGCTGTTGGTGGTGACCGCGATCTGCTTACTGCCGCCGATAGTCAAGGACTGATTGCCGGCCGGGTTGATGGAGAAGGTGGGCACTTTCCGGCTCACGTTCACACCGACAACCGCGCTGGCGTCCGCATAGTTCGTGCTGCCCTTGCTGGAGATCGTGACGTTGGCAGACCCAGCGCTGGTGCCCCTGATGGTCACACGCTTGTTGGCCGAGTCCACCGTGACCTCCACGCTGGCCGGATTGTCCGCCGTGGCGGTGATCTGCGCGTCGCTGTTGGACGTTACCTGGATAACCATTGTGTCCCCCACGTCCACGCTCTGGGTGCCGCTGGGGGAAATGGCAAAGGTATTCGCGGCCTTGCTGATAACCCACTCCACCGTCCGGGTAGAAGTGTCGCCCCCGCTCCACTGATAGTTAGGCTTGGGGGTGAAGCCGGTGGAGTGCGTTCCCGCGTCGGCCTGGGGCGTTTCCGTCTTAGTCAGCCGCTCCGGGTTAAAGTTCTGCCAGACGGGGGCCTGGGCCTCCCCGGTGTAGGGCAGAGGGCCACTGACGCTGGGGACGGTGGGGATCGTGGCCCGCTGGATGGTCCAGGGAATCTCCTTCTCGTCGCGGGATTTATCGCCCCATGTGTACTTCTCCTTGGGCGTCACATAGGCCTTATACGTCCCCGCATCTGTCTCGCCCTGAAAATCCGCCGCCGGGGTCCGATCCTCTCCATAGGTGATGTCCATCATTTCCAGCGCAAGGTTATTCCAGCTGGGCTTCTGCCGCTCCTTGTTGTAGGTCAGGCTCCCGGACTGAGAAGGAATGACGGAGATAGTATTCTGAACGGCGGCGATTGCCTTTGCCGCGCCGTCGGCCACATCCTTGGCCTGCTTCGCAGTTTCGGCCGCCGCGTTCAGAATATCACGCATGGACTTGAAGTTTTGGCTGTCATAGTCCACCAGACCCCAGATGTACTCGCCATCCTTGACGCCGGAGCATTCCCACTCCGTACCCGCTTTGAGGTTGATGTAGTGCTGGCCCTTTGCGCCCACAGTCTCCACGGTGGGGTCGCCCTCCGGGGCAAGAATCGTTTCCTTGCCGTTCAGCGTCAGCTCCATGGCCCGGATACGGGCTGTCAGAGGGGCGTGGGCTTCCAGGTCCGCGTTGTGGGTCTTGATAAGCTCCGCCAGCACTTCCTTGTGGGCCTCGGGGTCCTCATTGTGCTGGTCCAGCGCGTCCTTGATTGCCCCAATGGTGGCAATGCCCGCGCTGGACACGCTGACCTCCAGCCGGTCCTTGTTGGTGATGGTGAGGACCACATACAGCTTGAAGGTATACAGCTGGTCGCTCTCCGCCGGAATGGTGACGCCCTTGCTGCCGTTCTCGTCCTCCACATCCTCAACCACCATCAGGAGCTTGTCGTTCCGGACAGGAGTACCGGCGGGGGGCTTCGGCTCTCCGGGGTCCCGGGACACGGCAAAGACGCCGATCCGCTCCAGCTTGTAGGGAATATCATTCCCCAGGCTCGTCACCTGGATACAGGCAATCACGCTGTTGTCCGTCTTGGTGACGCTCTCAATGGTCAGGGGGTGGGTCCGTCCGTCGGCCAGTTCCTCCATTGTGATCAGGTCGTCCCCGGGACCGCAGACCGAACCGTATGCGCTAGTGATGTCCAGGATACGGCCCGCCGCATAGTCAGCCAAAAGGCTGGTGCCAATGTCGGTCACCGCCGTTTTCGACCAGCGCACGATTTTCTTCTCTTCGGGCATGATTCTACCTCCTCAAATCAATAAAGGTTTTTGCGGTTTCTTGCGCAGCTGCTACCACCCCGGCGGCCTCCGCTTTCGCGGCAGCAGTCAACACCTTGTCCATGAGCGGGATTGCCTTCGTGGCGTAACACTCCAGCCACCCGGCGGCTACACCGACACGGGCCTCCGCGCTCCCCATGGGCGGCTCCACGTCGGGCAAAACAATCCCCGTGATAAAGACTTCCTCCAGCCCCGCCAGGGCCGTTGCGCGGGCCGTGACGGCGCTTCGGAGCGTCGGGGTAGGAATATCTATTGCCGACGAAAACATCTCCCACAGGCCCGTTGCAACGCCCACACGGGCATTGACGGCGGGCTTGATGATGGGGACGGGCAGGACGAGCGGAACCTGGGCCGTTTCCTCCAGGCCGGCCACGCAGGGGACCGCCCGGGCAATGGCGGGCTGGGCCTCCACAAAGTAGGTCACTCCATCGTTGTGGGAGCGGAGGCTTTTGTAGAAGTTCAGCCGTTCCAGCACCCGGCGCTGCTTCGCGGAGTCGATGCTGTCATTGGTAATGTTGATGTCCAGCCGGAAGTGATACGGCTCTCCGCCGTATTCAAACCATTCCAGCACCCGCGTATGGGGGTAGATCGCGGAGATTGCCATAACCACGGCGGCCTTCGTCCCCAGCATCTTGTGTACCCGCCAGCTGTCCGCCAGCGTCCGGCGCTTTTCCTCCAGGGAATAGTCCGCGTCCCACCAATCCACTTTGAAATCATGGGCCAGAATATCAAGCAGCTGTTCATCCAGACGGCCAATCTCCGGATAAATCCGCAGACGGTCAATTTCCTCCCGGCGGGCCTCCAGCACCCCGGCAATCGCGTCTGCCAGGGCTACCATCGACGGGTCCTCCCGGAGCGCCTTGGGGAGCGCGGTCATCATGTTTTCCTGGGTCAAGCCGTGGGTGGCGCCAGGGTCCAGCTTATTCATCCTCATAGCCCCCATTCGTGACCGTCACTGTCCCCAGCCGGGCCACCTGGGGGACGGTCTTATCCCCGCCGTCCCGGAGAACGGTAAAGGCCGGGGCACTCGGCACCACGCGCTTAATCCCGGTCTGCATCAGCAGACCCAGTAAGTACGATGGGTTGATGTCCCGGCCCAGCTTGGCGCATTGCCAGCTGTTGTATTGATCCACGGCGGCGTCAACCGCCGCCCGGATTTCGGCGGCGCTCTTGCCGCTCCCCTCCTGGGTGTAGTAGGTAAAGGCCACATCATAGGTGACAATCTCCGCGTCCTCAACGAATACCTGATCTGTCAGGGGGCGTACCTCGTCCGCGCTGCAGGCGGCCAGCACCGCGCTCTTGACTTCTTCAGAAGCGAGAGTGCCGCCGTCCATGAGGACATACAGCTTCACCACACCAGGGGTTGGGGAGTTGGCAATCACGTCCGCAATCTCGGTGCTGACCTTCTTGGCGAAATAGATATAGCCCCCCTTGGCCCCGGCGCAGCTATACCCGTCCATGCTGGCCCGCATCAGATCATAAAATTCTTCGTCCGTGGCCTCGTTCGCTCCGCCGTCCGTGGCGGTGATGTTGACACACTCCGAGTAGAAGTCGTACACATCCACCAGCGCATTGATCTGCCCGGCGGCATAGCCGTTCCCCACAGTTCCCCGTGTCTGGCACTGGACCGTGGCCTCCACGGACGTTTCCCCAATGGGGATATAGATGTCGGCCAGCGTTTCCCAAATGAGCGTGTTGCTGGTGTCCGTCACCCGTGTGCCGGCGGGAATCAGAATGGCGGTGGTCTGCGCCTCGGAGATGGAGAATTTCATCTTGCAGGTGGCCGCTTTCGCCTCTGGCCGCTTACGTTCCTTGACCAGCTCCGCCAGCGCGTCCAGGTTGGCGCCCTCGGCCCGGCTGGGAATGTTCTGGTTGCCCGTGTAGTTGTTCAGCACCTTCTCCTGGATGATGATGCTCCCCACCCATTGAATAAACAGCCGTTCCGGGCTTCCTGGGTGGACGGTGGCCCCGGTGATCTTCTCATAGGCGGCCACCAGAAGCGCAATCAGTGCGTCAGAATCCGTGGGGATAAATTGATATTCAGTGTTCCTACTCAATGTTGATGTTCACCTCCACTGTCGGAATCAGCACCCCCGGCTGGGAGGGGTCCTCCGAAGAATACACATTGACAACCTCCGCCCGGGGCTCCCACCGCTCTATGGCCTCCCGGACCTCGGAGATCAGCATAACCTTTGCCACGGGCATGGGCTTATCAAGGAAGGTCCAGTCCAGCCCGAAGTCCCGGTACAGGGGGACGGTCCCCTTCGGGGTGGACAGAATGACCGCAATATTCTGAAGCACCGCATTCACCGTGTCGGCCTCGTTGAGCCGGATCGCTTTCAAGTCCGTTGCGGACACCATGTAGCTCATAGGCCCTACCCCCTCAAATACTCCTGCAAGCTGACGGAAACGGTGGCGGCGTACACATTCCCCCGCTTATCCGTGGCCTTTACCTTCATTTCGTGCTTGATGATGTTCCACTGATATTTGCCATAGCCCTTGTCCCCCACCGTCAGGGGGACCGCCCTGCCGCTGCGCTCGATATTCCAAATCTTCGCTACCTCGGCAATCGGGTCCACGCCCAGGTCCGCCGACAGAGTGATGTCAAATGTGATCTTGTCCGGGTCCAGGCCAGTAAACTCAGTGAGTGCGTGGGTCAGATGCCGCGCATGGACAGCATATCGGGCAGAGCCGGACCACGCCCAATTATCCAGCGTCCGCACCGTAGCATCGGACACGGTAAAAACGATGTCGCCCAAACAGCCGATAATTGCCATACTGCCGCCCCCTTCCTATCATTGGTCTGCCCATTGTTTGAGCTTGCCCAGTTCCCCAATCTCCCCCAGGATAAAGCCGTCGCCGTTCCAGACCGGGAGATACAGACACAGCACCGTGGCCCCTACCTTCGGCATCCAGGGCTTGATTATCAAATCATGCTTATGGCTGGCAAAGGCGGGGTCGCCGCTGCCGCCCGCCTCATACTCCGTCCGCTGGGGGGCGACCTCATAATCCGGGACATAGGACCGATTTGCCACAACGTGGAGCAGACCGGAGGGCAGGTTTGTATCCTGGAACTTGACCCGCGCCACTCTCTTGACCGGATCGGTCCAGGTAACGTCCCCGATACGCACCAGATTTTCCAGGGCTTTTTCTGTTGCCCGGTCCATCAATACCCCTCCAATACTCTCCGGAGTTTAACGTCCACCGTGTACCCGGAGTCGCCCACGGTGTGTTTTGCCTGGGTGACGATATATTTCCCGTCCCAAGCCCCCCACCGCTCCAGCGTGACCGTGACGCCCGCCACGAGGTCAGGATTCCCGGGCATGGTGAAGCTGGCGGTCTTGGCATAGCGGTTGTGTTTCCGCAAGAGCTTTTCGGCCAGGGCTTTTGCCTCGTTCTTGTCGGCCACCTTCGCGGTAATCTCCAACTGCTGGTTGTTCTTGGCGTCCGCGTTGTAGTCCTCGATCTTGGCCGTGGCGGAGATGCACTTCCCGGAGGGCTGAACATAGCTCACCCGGCAGGACGAATACTGCGTATCCGCCGTCCCCACGTTCAGCTTGTGCTTGGTGTAGGCCCCGCCGCCCCGCTTGATGTTGAACACGGCGCCCTTGGATTCATAGGCTGCTTGGTCAAACAAGACAAGGATACGGTTTGTGGCCTTGAGCGAGATCCCCGCATTATGGCAAAGGGTGGACAGAAATTCAATGTCGCTGGTTTTGATTTGCTCTACCCGGTCATAGAACGGGTCCGCCGCCGACTCATACATACAGACCATACCGTTGGCCCCGGCAATCTCATTGGCAATGCCGGACAGCGTGTAGGACTCCCACGCTTTGGATTTCAATGTCTGCCGGACCTGGGCGCTGAACGGAAGGGAGGTCCCCTTGATGGTAATGCGGTTGGGCGGCCCGGAGGCCGCCACGCTGTCCAGCTCAAACTCCCCGCAGGGGAGAATGACGTCTTTGCCGCCCCCGGTCCAGTTCTCCCGGAGAATCACTGCCTCCATCTTGAACTTCGCGGCGGAGGCCGCTTCTATGGCCTCGATAAGCCATTTCTCCATCCAGACCGAATCCCGGTCCTGCACCTGGATTTGAAGCTCGTCGGTTTCGTCCTCCTCATTGTCCAGGTAGGACAGCGAGAGGAAATAGGGCCGGATGGATTTGGTAATATCTGCGCCGTCAAAAGCAACCTCCACCACAGTACGGCGGGCATTATCCGGGCTACTCATACCCCACCTTCTTCCAGGGCGGGAGTGCGCTGCTGACTGTGTTCTTGATCTCCGGCAGAATCAGCACAATCCCCGCCGGGAAGGTGTAGAACTCCCGGTACTGAAGGTTGGCGTTCATCAGCTTGTCGGTATGGGCCACGTCCCCCAGCTGGGCATGGGCAATGCTGTCCCACATATCCCCCTGGACAGTGGTATAGGTTTTCATCGGTAGCCCCTCCTTCCCGCGTCAGACCGTTCATCCTCCAGCCGGTCCATGACCATATCGACAATCTCATTGGCGCTGGCGCTCAACGCGGACACGGTTTCCTGCGTGGCGTTTCCGTCAACATGGATTGTCAGCTGGATAGACGGCGCAGAGCCGTTGCCCCCGCCGGCAGAGTCCACCACAGCGGACAGGGCGGGCGTGGCTTTTGCTTGTAGAGCCGCCGTCTGCGTAGCGTTCAGCACTTTCTCGCCGCCATTGAAAAACATCAATTCCGGGCCGTCCTCACCTACATACGCCCAACCGGGTTGAGCATTATCGGTGCCGCTGGCATAGCCGCGACTGCTCAGAGTATTGGCGTAATAGGCACTATTGCTGCTGTAACTCGGCCCCAAGGCACTTGAAGCAGCCCGCGCCAGATTCTCATAGGCGCTTTTCACCTGGGGAAGCATATCGTTTGCCGCGTTGATGTACCCCTGGATGGTGGCCCGCCCGCTGGCCGCTGCCTCGTCCCCCAGGTCCATGGCCTCGATGTCCTCCGCAAGCGCGGTCTGCAACTCGTCCATGGTGGCGGTGAAGTCGGTTTTCAGATCGGCCACACTCCCGGCGGCGGCTTCCTGCTCCTTCTGAAGTTCCTGCCAGTTGGTCACCATAGCGGCCAATTCCTCGTCCGTGGCATTGGCCATCCCCGCCACGGCATTCACGCTGGCTTCGCTGCCGTCGGCAAAGCTGGCAATCACGTCACTCAGACCGTCGATGTCAGCGGCTCGGTCAGTTAGGGATGCGAGGTTAGCATTGTAGTCCTGCCAATATGTGATCTGGCTTTCCAACGCGGAATTGATACTGCCCGCGCTGGTTTCCACTACCGCCGCCACTTCATCCCACAGGGCATATTGCCCAGAAATAGAATCCAGCGCGGCGGTGTAGGCTTCCTCATAGGCTTCTGTGAGCGCGGACATCTGCGTAGTAACGTTCTCAATGGCACCTTGCAGCTCCTGGGTCTGCGCAGCAGCTTCGGCTTCTGCGGCGGTCTGTTCCTCCGTGGCCCCCGTAAGCTGGCTTACTGCTTCCTGGGCGCTGTTGATTTCAGCTTCAGCCTCGGCAACCGCCTCGGCGTCCTTGTCAATGGCCTTGTTGAGATTGTCAATTTCCCGCTGGGCCGTATAGATTTCATCGTTATAGCCATACAGGGAATTTTCCAGCTGGTAATACTCTTGGGAGAGCATTTCCCCGTTCTCGTAAGCCGCAGTAGAAAGCTCATTCATCCGCGCCAGAGCCGCATCCCGGTTTTTCTCCGCCGTTTCCAGCTTGGTTTGCGCCTGGGTCAGCTTGATACTGTTTTCTGCGGCCTCCAGCATGACGCCGTTATACTCGTCATACAGGGAATTGAGATATTCCTGATATGCCTGGGCCTCGGCGTTTTTCTTCCACGCTTCCGCATTTGCCATCAGCGCGTCGGTGCTGGTTTCCAGGGTATAGGTCACGCGGCCGTATTGGTCGGTGGTCTGGCTGATACTGTCGGACAGCTCCGGCATGGTCCGCAGGAGAAGTGCCAGGGTATTTTGGTACTCCTGGTTCCCCTCGGTATTCCCGTCGGTCGCGGCCTCGATCTCCTTCAGCTTGTCGATGTATACCCCGGCAAGCTCCGCCGTGGCAAGGGCCTGAGAAGCGTTTTCCTCGTAGGAGGCGCTGGCTTTGTCCATGGCCTCGCGCATATCCTGGGCGGCGGTGGTCAGCTCCTTCACCGAGGGAACGCCGTCGTCAGCCGCAGTAGCCAGCGCGGTCACGATACCGACAACCCCCGCAATGGCCGCAGTTACACCCATGATGATGTTGACACCAGGAATGGACGCGGACAAAAGCGCCGTTGCCGCCGCCGCGATTTTTGCGCCGGCCGCGTATGCGGTCAGGGCCACGGTCACGGTGCCAATCACCAGCGCGGCGGCGGCAATCCCCTTCACGACACCCGGATTTGCTTTCACAAATTCATTGATGCCGGAGAAAACATCCGTCCCGATCTCGTATAGCCCCCGCATTTCTGGAATAAACTGCTCTCCGATGGTGGTTTTCAGAGCGTCCCACGCGGAGTTCATAAGTGTGAGCTGGCCGTTCATGTTGTCCAGCTTCACGGCGGCCATGCGCTGGGCCGCCCCGGTGCAGTTGTTGATGCTGTTGGTGAGAGAGGCGTAATCAGCGTCGGTAGCATTCAGGATAGCCAACAGACCGTTATAACCGCGCTGCCCGGCGATGGCCTGGGCATTATTGACGCGCTCGGCTTCGGTCATCTGGTCGAAGTACCCGCGCAGCTCGTCAATGGTGGAGCCGAAGTCCTTCATGGTGCCATCAGCCTTGATTGCGGAGTATTCGTACTCCCCAAAGGCCGCGCCAGTTAGGGTCACGCCCTCCAGCAAGCCATTGAAGGTATTCCGCAAGGCGGTACCTGCGATACTGCCCTTGACGCCACTGTTCGCCATAAGGCCCATAGCCACGGACACGTCCTCGATGCTGTACCCCAAGGCGCCGGCCACAGATGCAGACATCTTGAATGTCTCGCCCATGATCGCCACATTGGTATTGGAGTTGGTAGCCGCCGCCGCCAGAACGTCGGAGAAGTGGGCCGTATCCGCCGCCGTCAGGCCAAAGGCACTTAGGCTGTCCGTCACGATGTCCGATACTATAGCCAAGTCCTCGCCGGAAGCCGCCGCCAGCTGAAGAACACCGTCCATGCCGTTGAGCATATCCGTTGCATCCCAGCCCGCCATAGCCATGTAGCCCATAGCGTCGCCCGCTTCTTTTGCGGTGAACTTGGTGCTGGCCCCCAGGTCCTTGGCCTGTTCGGACAGTGCGGCCATTTCGCGGGTGTTGGACTGCGATAGGGCCTCCACCGTGGACATCGTTTCCTCAAAGTCCCCGGCAATCCCCACGCACTCCATAAAAGCGCCCGCGATCTCCTTTAGCGCCGTGGCAACCCCGGCGGCAACAATAGCCTGTTGGATTGCCCCAAATGCCTGGGCGCCCTTTTCCCCGAAGCTGGCCGCGCCCTCGGCGGCCTTTTCCTGTTCCGCCTCCAGCTCTTTGATCTTGGCGGTCAGCTCTGCGTCCTTTTGGGCAAGGTTGCCCGTGTCCACCCCGGCCTCCTTCAGACGTGCGCCGGTGGTTTCCAGCTTCTGCGTCTGCCGTTCCAGGGCGGACTCCGTATCCTTGATACGCTGTTCCAGCTTCACCTTTTCCCGTTCTAAGCCGGCGGTGGAGCCCTCGGTTTCCTTGATCTCCTTCTGGAGAAGGTCATGCTGCTGTTTGAGATTTTCCAGCCGGGAGCGGGTGGCCTCAATCGCCCCCTGCTGTTTCTGGTAGGAGGTAACATCCCCCTGGAGCCGGTGGAGAGCTTGAATCTCCTTCCCCAGCCGGGAAAACTCCGCCTGGGCCTTGGAGAAGGTGCCGCTAAACCCTCCGCCCATGCGGGCGTTTAGGGCAAATAGCATTTCGTATTCTTTTCTACTTGCCATTGGCGGCCTCCTTCCCCTCGGTCACTACGGCGTTATTCGCCTTTATCCACTGGCCCAGCTTCCACAAAGGAAGGGACAGCCAGAACGGGACCGGCGTATGGTTATTTCGCGCCAGGATCAAACACTGCTTTTGGAGCCATAGCCCGCCGTCGCCGGTCACGACTCCCCGCGCAGTAAAAAACGCCGGGCGCTCATGTAAATCTGCTGGTAGTCCCGCAGGGGCAGGGCCTTCAACAGCTCCGGGGTGACAATGCGGATGCCGTTGTCGTCCCGGTCAGTACAGGCCCGGACAGCCATGCCGTTCAGAAAAGCCCCGGTATAGGCGGGAAGCACCAGCGTCAGGCCGTGGCGCAGCATATCATCCTCGATGGCCTGATGGTCCTCGCCGGACAGCGCCCCCCAGTCGAAGGTCAGCTCCTTAATGCTCCGGCCCATGTACTCGAAGGGCTTCTTGAAGGTGTGGGTATAGGTCAAAGCGTCCGGCTCGGCCTTCGCCTCGTTCTCCAGCTGGACCGCAGCCTCCGCCGCCGCTTCCAGATCAAGAGCGGACCCCTTTTTCTCAGCACTCATGGAATACTCCTTTCCAAATCAGCGCGGGCCCCGGACGGCTATGCCGCCCAGGACCCGCTTTGTGTTACTTGCCCAGCGCCTTTCTGACGTCGGCCATATAGTCAACGCCATTGATAACGCACTTCATGTTCCGCTTGTCGATCTCCCACAGCTGCTTCCCGTCCTTGTAGGCGGCGTAGTAGTAGACCGCAAACTGGCCCTTGGTATCGGCAGAGGCCATAGGAGCCACGGTGCCGGGGTCAATGGTTTTCGGGCGGATAATCACCACATAGCGGTCCGCCCAAACGCCTACCTCGGCCTGCTCGACCTCCCAATACTCCTCCGCCACTCGCATATCCAGCTGGTGCTTCGTGGGGGTCATAAGCCGAACGGACTCCGTGGTAGCCGTCAGGAAGTCAATGTCCAGCGTCATAGCGTCCACCATGCCGTAGAGAGGGACTTCCATGTTGCCCATCATCCCCGCCCCGGCGATAGTGACGCAGGGGTAGGTGACGGCGGGGAGCTTGACCTTGGCGATGCCCAGGAGGTTCACGCTGTCCTCATACAGCTCCAGGTTGATATATGCCGCAGGCTGCTTGTTATCCATTTACGGTTCCTCCCTTCTCTTACTTGAACGCCGCCGTCACATAGTTGGTGTCATACTCCAGCGTGAAGTCGCACTCCTGCATGGGGCTGGGCGGCGTGCTGTAGATGTGGATGTGCAGGATACCGGCCATGAGATCAACCAGGCTGTTCTCGCTCTCCAGGTACTCCGCCCGGGCACCCAGCAGATACTCCCCGCCCACCAGACCATTGAGCCAGATATTGCAGGTGGCAATGATGGTGTCCACCAGCCGCCGGTTCATGGGCTTATCCAGCTTGCTCCAGAAGGTCCGAATCAGGGTATTCCCCACAAAGTCGAACATCCGGGACACGGGGATGAACTGATCCTTGACGTCGGTATTGGCGGGATAGCAGGCGGTGTAGTTGTTCCGCGCCGTCCAGCCCATGGACATAAAGTTCAGGGCGGTGACGATACCGTAGCCCGCGATAATGTTGGACTGCTCAAAAGTCAGGTTGACCTCCGTGCCATCCTCCAGACAGCAGCAGTCCATCTTGTAGCACTTATTGGACGGGGACTCATAGGGGATGCCCGCGTTGTCCGTGTCCACCTTTGCCATCAGGCCCGCCAGCTGGGTACTCATGTGGAACTGATACTCGCCCAATTTCATCTGGGGCCAGCAAAGAATCTGGTTGGGGTCAACCGTGTTGTTCTTGTTCTTCCAGGGGGTGAGGGCGGAATACTCTGTTACCCCTTCCGCGCTGCAATCCACATCCACCAGGGCCTTAGCGCGGAACAGGCCGTTGATGCCCTCGGCCTTGGTCGCCATGATCGCCGCCACGGTGGACAGATGGGAGTAGCCGGGAGCGCAGATCAGATCGGGAATGATGCCCACCATGCTCATGCAGGCGTCGATCACACCCAGGCCCGACACGATGTCCACCATCTCCACGTTCTCCGGGGCAACCTCCGTGCTGGCTACCGTGATAGCCGCGGCGGTGTAGGCGTTCCCGTCCTCCAGGAGCTCCACGATACAGGTTCCCTTGTTCTCGTCATAGAGGACCGTGTAATCCTCGTCCGCCGTCAGCGTTGTGGTCTCCCCGCCGTCAGTGCCAGGAACGGTGACCACCAGCGTATTGTCGTTGATGGTGTCGAAGGGCAGCACCGCCTTGTGGTCGGACACCTCATAGGGCTTGGCCTCCACGGTTTTCTTCATAGCCGCAGGGTCCATGACGTTACAGAAGATCACAGGCTGGCAGCCGTACAGCTGGAAATGCGAATAGATGAACTCGCACAGCGTGTACTTCTTCCAGTCATAGGAGAAGCCCAGCTTCTCCACCGCCTCGTCCCAGCTGGTACAGAGGACCGGCACGTTGGGCTTGGCGGGTTTTGCGGCGGTCTGAACAGGTGCCAGACCAACCACAAAGGGGATGCCCACGTCAGCCACGACAGGGATAGATACCGCCGTGGCCTTTTCGTAGACGTGAATACCGAGATTCGGCATAACTCGCTACCTCCTTATTTCCCGGCAATGCGCCGGTAGTTGGCGTAAAGGGCATTTCCGGGCTCCTTGACCTTCAGACGGGCCACAGGCAGCGCGTCCCCGGAAACAATCAGATTTTTCACAAGGGGCTGCTTCGCAATGGCGTCCGCCGCCGCCTTCAGCGCGTCCGCCCGGGTCCCCCGGAAAATCGCGCCATGCTGAATCCGGCCGGTCAGGTTCGGCCCGATATAGCAATAAAACCCGGCGGCACAGCCGTCGGGCTTCTCCGCCTCCTGGGGCGGGATGGGTGCAGCCTCCGTTTTGACCTCGGCGGCCACGTCAGCGGATTCCTCCGCCAGTCCAGTTACTTTCTTTTCCCTTGCCATCGAATACCTTCCTTTCAATTACAGGGAGTTTCCATGTGGAAATCATTTCCCCGGCGTAATACGGTGCAGAGTCCTCCGGGTAGACAAGGCTTTCCAGCCCGGCCTCCCGGTCCAGCACAAATTGCTTGCCAACCACGCCTTGCTCCAACAGGTCCAAACGCAGCCGCTCCATCAGATTCAGCAGAGCCAGCCCGCCCTCCTGCTCGTCGGGGTGATACACGCAGAAGATGGTGCGGACCGTAGCCGCCGCTGTCCCGCGCTGTCCGGGCGTCTGCGCGTCTTTGCCCGTGATGATCTGGTGGAGGATATAGGGCGCCTTTTTCTTGGCCGCCTTGCTGTCGGGCAAACGGGCGCGGTATACCTCAGCGGGCCGAGGCTGGGGCGGCTCCTTGTCCTCCTTCTGCTGTGCCACAGGCAAAAGCAGCTCGTGGACAGAAGCCTCCGTAAATTTTTTCAGCTGCTCCAGCAAAACAACCTTTGTCATGCTTACCTCCCCCAGCCGTTGAGAACGCGCAAAATCTCATGGTCAATGCGCTTCTCATAGGTTTCCGCCATCTTGTCCTCGATCTCGTCCATAACTTCCTCGTTGGAGTACATCATCTGCGGGGTGGCCGGGCCGTAAAGTTCTTCCACGGGGAATCGCTTCACGCCCACGCGCTCATAGACGCCCCGGTGTCCGCCCATCTGCGCGGTAAAGGTCCGGTCCAGCGTTGCCGCCGCCCCGGACCTTTTCACTTGAGTAACCACCTGCCCGCTGTTGTTGACGCGGGTGTTGAATTTCATCAGGGGAATCACATTCCCCCGGAAGCCGAACACCACCGACAGCCCGCCGCCGGTATCCCGGACAAAATGGTTGATGTTCCGGGTCTGCGACAGGAACTCGCTTTGACTGATGGAATATTCTCTCGTGACCGGCTGCTTCGCGGCGGTCTTTCCGGCGGCGGCCGCGCGTGTCAGCGCACTGCCCACCGCCTTATAAACTCCGCCACTAATGCCAGCCAGCAGCTTTGTCACCCTATCAAGACTGTCCTCCGCAATGTCCACGGTCAGTCCAGCATAGGTTGAATGCTGGCCCTCCGATCTGACAATATCGCTCATTCGTCAATCGCCTCCAGCTCCACTCGCAGCATACCCAGCTCACAGACGGAGGAGGCGACGTAGAACTCCCGGAAGAATCCCCCGCCGCCCTCCTCGTCGTTGATACGGATACGCTGGCCCTTCTCCGGCTGGTTGCCGCCCAGGTCCTCCAGGGCGCAATGCAGGACGGAGGACACCAGATATAAGCCCTGGACGTGATCGGTGACCAGCTGCCGCCGGTCCTTCTCCTTCAGCCCGGACAGGACAATAGGGATGTCCTCATAGCGTTCCCCGTCATATTCCACGGTGCGCTTCTCCGCGAACTCGTCCACATTCAAGAACACGTTGTGGATGTCGTCGGCCAGCATATCCTTGAAGCTCATACCACCGGGGCCTCCGCACCCAGCTCGGGCGGGGCCTCGACCTCGACTTCAACCAGCAGATTGGCAATATCGCCCTTGTTCTTGCACCGGCTGACATCCACGCCCCGGTCCCCGGCCAGCTTCTCCATATCGGGCCGCCGCATCCGCATCAAGCTCTCCCGGGTGAAATGGCCGCCCACGATGTCCAGCGTTTCCGCCGAACTCGGCAGGCCCCCGTCAGGGTCCTCACTCCCGCCGTTTTCCAGCTCCTCCACGGGCGTGTCCTCGTCGGGCGGGTCGATACCTGCCCCGCCGCCGTCCCCGCCGTCCACGGGGCTGTCAGCGTCGCTGGCGGGGCTCATAACCGGCCGCGTCACATATTCCGCCACTCCCCGGGCGACGAGCCGCCTTTCCTCGGCGGCGGGTAGCGTGAGAGCGCCGTCATTCCTGGTCTTGTAGCCCTGCGACGTGCCGCAGGTGCCACAGGTAATGTAAATCATGCCTTACTCCTTCCTCGCCATAATCAGGCGGCATCAAAGACGTTCTTCGCAGAGGCCCAGGGGCTGGGAGTCTTGGGCGCGAACAGCGGCCGGCTGGAAACGCTGGTTTCATCTGCCGGGGGCTTGATGGTGGACAGGTAGTTGGGAACGCGCATACCCGCGTGGGTGTGCCACTTGTTGTCCATCTCCTTCTGGGTAACCGCCCCGTACAACCCCTTGCCGCAGTTGGGAGCAGTGACAAGCGCACTGCCTTCCGCCAGGAAGGGGGTGTTCTTGCCAGTCTGATCCTCAAAGGTGCCGTCGTTGACGAAGATTTCCAGCCTGCGGCCACCGAAGTTGAAACGGCCAAGGGAGATCACGTACTCGGTCAGCGCCTCCGGGTTGATGGCGCCGTAGTCCGCGCGGCGGTTGTCCATCATGTACTGAATCCAGGGATCTTCCATCAGGAAGTTGCCAACGTCGTTGGAGACAACCAGATCGGTGGCGGGCTTGCCCCGGTGGGTCAGCATCTTGATCATCTGGATAACGTCCCAGTACCAGTTGCCGGGGGTGTGTTCGTCCTTGCCGTGGGTCCACTTGGCGGCGGGAGTGAACAGGGCGGGGTTGTTGGTCCCGTCGTAGAACTGAACCGGAATATCCTCGTAGACTTCCGGATCGTCGGTCTGGTGGCGCATGACACAGCCGTTGTTCAGCATAGTCTCACAGGCCAGCCATTCCTCCCGGCGGGTGACGCGGGCGGACAGGTCGCTCAGGTCGCCCATCAGCAACATACGGGCCCGCGTCTCGGGGGTGGCGGTACTCATGGGGCCCTCGCCGAAGCCGCGCTTGTTCAGCTGGTCGATGGTCAGGAGCTTGGAGATGGCGATGTTGCCCGGTTCCAGCTCGTAGGTGCTGAAGCCGCCGCGCCCGACGGGCAGGGGGCCAATGCGGGGCAGCACGAAGGGTGCCGCCTTGTGATTGCCCTCCTTGTAGTCGGCCAGGACCTTGGACGTGCCGAACACATCCATAGCCAGATCAGTGGGGAAGTAGCGCCGCTTGAAGAAATTCGGCTCGGGGGTCAGTTCCTCCAGGGCCGCCAGCATATACAGGGTGTCGTAAATATTCATTTCGTTGTCCTCCTTACTCCGGCAGCACCTGGGTGAAGATGATGTCGTACTTGCGCAGGGCGTCCTTGTCCGCCGCAGTCAGGGTATAGCCCTCCGCGACGGTCACCGCATCGGGGTTGAAGTTTCCGCTGCGGTAGACCACCGCCGCCACCGCCTCCGTTCCGGAAGCGTCCACGGGGTCAGCCAGGATATAGGCGGGGGAGCCGCCGGTCGCCATGACCTCACAGGTGCCGTCCTCCTTGCGGGACAGGACCGTACCACGGGCCAGCTTACCAACACCGGCGGCAATGTTGACGCCGGTGGTCAGCGCCCGGGGGAACAGCCCCGCAATCAGATTGTCCTGACCGCACTCGCCAACCTTCTTTACCAGATTCTCGCTCATGATTACCGAACCTCCTTCTTCCGCGCGTTGAACGCCTGGGCGTCTAACTTGGCCTGGGCCGCCATAGCCTGGGGGGTGTCCTCCCCGCCGGTACCGCCCGTCCCGTCACTGCCCGCGCCGTTGGCCGCGCCGACATCCTGAGCGCCGGAAGCCGCCGTGTCAGCCTCCAGCGCAGCCAGGAATTTCCGGCCCTGCTGGGACGCTTTCTGCGCGGCCTGATAGACCATTTCCTGGGCGGTACAGGGGTGGTCCCCGTACTTGGCCGCATTGATGGTTTCCGCGTCGAACAGGCCCGCCAGCGCGTCGATCTCCTGGATACGCTTGCGCTCGGCCTGTGCGGGATTGTCCCCGCCGTTGCTCTGCGGGGCGGGGGTTACTGCAGGCGCGGGAGCAGGCGTCACCGCGCCGGACGCGGACACAGCAGCTCTCGCCTCGGCCATGAACGCCTCCGCCAGCGCCGGGTTTTCCGCCCGCAGCTCTTCAAGGGTCTTTGCCATAGTGTTTCCTCCATTCTGTCCGCCGGTCTGCGCCGGCTGATTTGTATTTGCCTCAACCGGGGCCGCCGCCTCGGGTGTGACCGTGGGAATTGTGTCCGGGGCGAACATCCCCGGAGTAAGATGGAACTGACGGCCGTGCACAAACAAACTGCGTCCATCGGCGCTGGCGGCAATGTCCAGGGGGGCGGCATCCTCCAGGACTTTATTCGCAAAGCCCTTTTCCACCGCCTCTGTCCCGGTCATGTAGGTGGTCTTTGCCATCATATTGGAGATCACCATATCGGACAGGCCGCACTTGCGCTTGTAGATGGACACCTGGGCCTTGTCCCAGGCTTCATTTTTCGCCGCCAGCTCCTTCAGTTCATCCGCGTTGTAGCCGCCCCACAGGGAACTCCAGCACTTATGAATCATGACAAGACTGGCCGGGTTGACCGCCACAGTGTCACAGGCGCACATGATAAGGGAACCGCCGGACATAGCCACGCCGTCCACAATGCAGGTCAGTGCCACCCCCTGGGTAGCCAATTCCCGGAGCCGGTTGTGAATCAGGATGGACACGCCCGCGTCACCGCCGACACTGTTCATACGGATTGTCAAGGTCTTGGCCCCGGCCAAGGCTTTCAGGTCCTCCAGGAACTCGGACTGAACGATGTAGCTTCCCTCAATAGGTTCTCCCGTCCACCAGTCCACCGGCTGGCACTCCACGATCTCCCCGTACATGGTCAGCTCTGCGTTCTCGCCGTCCGCCATTTCCATGACATAGGGCCCCCGGTTGATACTGACCGTTCTGGCCGCAGGCCCACCACGGTCAAAGGGTGTTTTGAATGGGTTAGGCATTTTCGCCGCCTCCTTCTCCTTCATCGTCTTTCTCGTTGGGGTCAACCTCCATGCGGATTCCCCCGCCACCGGCGGCGGCCAGCTTCGCGTTCTCCGCCGTCAGCTGCTCCACGTTCTCGTCCCAGTCACCGCCGCCCGTTTCCCGGGTAACCTGTTCGTGGGTCTTAAGCGCGTGCTGGATCTGAAGCACCGCCGCCTTTGCCTCCTTCAACGGGTCAAGGCTACCCTGGACAGGCCCGATCCACCGCGCTCCGCACCACGCCGCCCGGATAAGCGGGTCCCCGAAAAAGCCGGGGGCCTTGACGCGGCCACGGGCCACCGCCTCCGCCAGCCAGACCTCATAGGTGGGCTGGCAGAAGTCGTCCACAAACCACTTCCGCCGCATACGAAAATCCTCCCATGCGTCCAGCAGCGCGGCGCGCGCGGACGAATAGGAGGAATTGTATTCCTTAATCAGCACGTCATAGGGAATCCCCAGGCCCGCGCCAATCAATTTGCAGAAGGTTTTCACGAACACATCAAAGCCCGTGCTGGGGATATTGGGATTGCCAAACTTGACGTCCTCCCCCTCTGCCAGATGGAGGACGGTGCCCGGCCCCTGCTCGTACTCGTTGGGGCTGTTGGAGATATTATCCCCGCCGGGGTTGGCCGTCGGCACTCCCGCAATATCCCCCATGCCGGTTTCATTGATGGGAAGTTCGTTCTGGTCCGTCTTGGTAATGATCCAGGCGGTGAAAAAGCTCTGCACCAGCGCCGCCATCAATTCCGATTCCGTGTACCGGCGCAGCTGTAAGAGCGGTTCAATCACCTGAGCCAGATAGGTCACGCCCCGGTATTGATCGCACCGCTCACTGTTCATCACATGGAGGATATTGGGCAAGCCTGTCCGGGGACCGTATGCCTCCACCCGTGTCCACTCCTGCGGCTCCCGAATAATCTGCCAGGGGTAACTATTGCACACATGGTAGGCAACCACCATGCCGTCGCTGTTTACCTCTACCCCGTCAAAAATCCGGTTACCATTCTTCGGATTTTCGCCGTCGGTAATGCTGATAAACCCGTTTCGCCCACCCATATGGTTGGGGGTACTGATCCGGTCAGCCTCTATCATGTGAATCCGCAGCGAATAGGGGCAGGTGGGTGTGGGCTTATACCGCTTGAAAATTGGGAACACATCTCCAGACATCAACCACGACACAAGCGCCAGCTGTTGGAGCGCGTCAAAGTTATTCATGCCTATGGCGTCACAGCTCTGTTTGTGGTCCGCCCACAGGTGAAATTCCGCCTCCGTCTTGCGCTGCCAGTCCTTCGCCGCCTCCGGGGAGAGGCCCAGCACTTCCCGATTGATGGAGCTTTTCAGCGTCAGGCCGACGCCCACCACCTTCGTGCGATTCGTATTGACCGCCGACGTTGCCAGGGGTGCGAACATATACAGCATCCGGCCCCGTTGCCGCAGAATGGCATTGTTCCAGTTGATGTCCTCATTGGGGCTCCCGCTCCGAGCCTTGAATCCCTTCATAGCCCGCCGGACCAGACTGGCCCCGGCCTCGGAATAGCCGCTCACCTTGGGGCGGGCACTGTCCGGGAGAAAAAGCCCCGTTCTCTTATCCTGATAAATAGCCGCCGCCCCCTTCACCAATCACGCGGGATAACAGCGACGGCCCGCCGGGGCTTCTGTCCCTCCAGCAAGGCCGTCAGTTCATCCACTTTCTTCTCCGCCGCCTCGATCTCCTCCTGGAGCTTCGGAAGATCAAAGCGGGTCAGCTCCCGATCGTCAATGCGATAGGATTTTACGCCGCCGTCCAGCAGCTTCAGATAGGCCGTCCGGAGCTTTTCAAGGGCCTTTTGCCAAAAGTCCAGCCGCGCCCGCAGCTCTACCGCGTTTGCCATGTTCACCACCTACCAATCATCGTAATAATCACTCAACGCAGACCTGGGGGGCTTCCGCTGAACACGCGGTTGCCGCGCCGCCGGTACCGCCTCGCCCTCCGGGGGACGCTGGCCCCGTGCGGTTTTTAGCTGCCGGTCTATGGCGTCCAGGTTCTTAGGCAGGGCCTTGAACGCCGCAAGCGCATAGTTGCGACAGTCCAGAGCCTCGTTGCGCTCGTGGCCGGGAATCTTCTTCCATACCCAGGGCTGTTTTTTCTCCGCGTCATACTCCAGGCGTTCCGAGAGCAGGCCCGCAAAATAGCCGGGGCCGTAATCGTCCCGCTTGGGGAAATGGCAGAATTTTGAGCCCGGGCTTTTCACAGCCAGGTTATCCATAATCATCACCTTCCCGGAGTCCACCCCAATCTGATACTGCCAACAGGTGCCGATGGTTTTCTGGTTGACTATGATCTTCCTTTGCTTGGGCGGGGCGGTGTAGGGCTTATCCGGCCCGGGCATACCCTTGATACAGAACACCTTCTTGCCGATACGCGCCCGGCATTGGATGCGCACGTCCTGGGTAAAATGTCCGCCCTCGTCCACGAAGGTCATTGACAGCCGCAGGCCCAGCCCGTCCGCGAAATGGAACACCCGGTCAAACAGAACTTCGTCCAGCTTGGCCCAGGTCTTTTCATCGTCTGGCCGCCCCATGACGATACCCTTCTCAATGCCCCAGGTCTCCCCGAAATGGCCGTGGCCGACAACCTCATATTCCAAGCGGTTGTCCTGGGTGTCCACCCCAGCCGTCAGCACAAGAACGCCGTCCGGCAGCTCGGCGGGGTATTCCTCCCGGCGGGCCATCAGACTGTCCTCGTCCTCCAGTTCGCCCCTGTCCTCCCACAACTCGCCAAAACAGGTGTTGTAGACCACCTGGAGCTTCCGGGAGTTCCCGACAGCATTCAGGAATTTCAGAATGATGGATTCCCAGCTGGCCCACTGGCTGACGAAAGCGTTCAGCCAAAAGGAGCGGACGCCCTGAGCATAGGCGTCCGGGTTGTCCGCCTCCCACCGGGCGGGCTGGCGCTTCATGGTGACTTCATCGGATACCGCAGCACACCCAGGGCAGACATACATGATCGACTTCACCTTGTAGGTCTTTTTCTTGTTGACCTCTTTGGTTTCGTACTCATACCGAATGTCTTTCCACTGGATTTCGTGGTATTCTCCGCAATGGGGGCATTTGGACTTCCAGCATTCCATGGTCCCCTCGGCATAGCTGTCCGCAATCGCGCTGGCGTTCTTGACGGTGGGGGTGCTGACCTCCACCGCCTTAGCGTTGTAGAACGTGGTCTGGCGGGCCATTGCCAGCCCCCAGGGGTCGCCCTCGTTACCGGCGGACGTGGCCCAACGGTCCCGCTCGTCGCCCAGGACATATCGGATAGGCTTCGATGCCAGAGCGTGGGCCTCGGTGGAGCCGCACATGGTCAGGATGCCGCCGGGGTAGGTCTTTTGCAGCACCGTGTTCCCGCTGTCCCTGCTCTTGGGCGCGGCCACCTTCCGGCGCAACGTGGGACAATCCCGAATCTCGGGCGCGATCCGGAGCTTGGAAAACTCCTTGGCATCAATAGTAGTGGGGTGGACAAAGAGAATACTGCCGGGGTCCTCGTCGATGATGTAGCCGATGATGTTCAGCTCCAGCTCGGACTTGCCCACCTGGGATGCGGCCACCATGACAATCCGCCGCACACGGGGATCTGTAAAAGCGTTCATCGGCTCCCGGAGGTAGGGGGTGCGAGTGGTCCGCCATGGCCCTGGCTCCGCGCTGCTCTCCGTGGACAAGCGCCGCCGCTTCTCTGCCCACTCGGTAACCGTCAGATTTTCCGGGGGCTTCATGCCAGCCATGACTTTGGCGACGACAGCGTTTAGTCGCTGTACGTTCCCGCTATTCATCCTCGCCGTCACCCGAACCCATATCCGTGTCCCAGTCCATCCGCTTCCTGACCCGTTCCTCGTATTTCTTTGGGTCATACTGGTATTGCGCCAGCTCTTGCATGAGCATAGCAACCTCTTTGCGGATAACCTCGGCGGCCTCGGCGGGAGTTTTCACGGCGGCCACATCCACCGCCAGCCGCCCGGGGAGAGCAAGGAGCGATCCCCGGATGGTATAGATCAGGTCTACGGTCATGGCCTCCACATCTTCGGAGCGGTGCATTTTGCCCCGCAGTTCGTCAGCCTCCATCTTGGCAATATGGGCTTTGGAGGTTTTCAGTGTGACTTCGGCGGCACGTTTGGCCTTTTCCAGCTTCGCGTCGTCCTTTGTCACCGCCTCTCTGGAGTCGATATACTTCTGGACGGACGCGCACAGCGCATAGCGGCCCTGCTTGATTTTCTCCAGCTGGCCGTCCTCTGTCAGCTGCCGGACATAACGTGCGGTTATGCCCAAGACACAGGCCAGCTCGGATGTGCTGACCTCTGTATCGGTCGTAATCTTGTTTGCCACGGCGGGGGTCCCTCCTTCCCATGCCAAAATCCAAAATGCGGAACGGAACAGGCGAAAAAATTTTTGACTAACTACCCGTTTTTTGGGGTCGGCGAGCCCGCGTCCTCTGGGGGTGGGTGCTCACAGTACCTTTTTCGTGTCAGCGTCAGCGCCTCGCCCTCGGCACCGTTCCTCCAGCCACGCAGAATGGCGTTAAGGCTGACGGGCAGGGAATAACCCCGGCCGACGCTACCGGCCCTCTACGGGGCTGCACAGGGCAAGCAGAGTGGTTGTCAGGTCGTTGTATCCGTGTCTCTCTTGTGCGCGCGCGTGTATGACATACGCGCATTAGGCGTACACCCACGCGCTTTTCCCTTTAATCAATATATTTCTAAATAAACAGTGTTACATCTGATACATAGCCGCAACGGCACTGGAAAAGCCTTGCGGCTACGGGCTTTTTCATGTAACACAACCAGCCGCGCCGCTTTGATACAACAGATACGACAGATATAAACCTTGTATCTCTGTATCTGTCGTAACAGAGGGCGTTTTTCGTCGCCTGATACGGCCCACCCGCTGGATACCCTCTGCTTCGCCCTGACAGCCCCGTGGGGACGAGATAACGGACGGGGCGGGTAAACACCCGGGGCGCGGGTTCCGTCGCTCCACGAGGCTGTCAGCGTCGTCCCGCGCCCTTGTGTCGTATCATACCTTCTTGTAGATAGCGGCCTTGCTGTATCCCTGTACCCCTTTGGTCATCATCTCCAAGAAATCGTCGCGGGAGAAGTCAGACAGCCGGAAGATTTCTTCGGGCTTCATGCCCAGCTGCTTCCCAATCTCGGGGACAGTCTTGCCGTCGTCGATCAGCTGCTTCACGATGGCCTTCATCGGCTCCAGCAGGTGGGTACCACGCGCCCTGTTATGGGTGATGGTGCCGTAGATATCGTCGCTCTTATCGCTATGGGCGACAATCACCACAGGCACTTTGCCCTGGAGCTTCGTCAAAAGCGGCTCCCGCCCCGATACGGTCCATCGGTGGAATCCATCAATGATGGTGTAATCCGGCCTCACCACGATCGGCAGCGTCCAGCCATTGGTCAGAATGGATTGAATCAACAGCTTCAGATTATCCTCACTGACCTTGTTGGGGTTGTAATCATTGGCTTTCAGCCGGTCACGATCCACCCACTGCAATGTAGATAGAGGGGCAAATACGTCTACTGCCTCAGACATCCGTATTCACCTCCCGCCGCGCCGCGCTTTCTCCGGCGTATTTTGCATAGGCGGAATATACCGTGATATACATGGCCCGCAAAGTCCTCAACTTGGGATCACCGGCATTCAGAGCTTCGTACATCTGCTTGAAGTCACGGGGCCGCATGACATCATGGCTCTTGATGTAGAAGCGTCGATACTGGTCTGCCACCTTGCGCGTCCCGGCGTTCGTGAAATACTTTTCCGGCTCCACAAAAAGCATCTGACGGCACAGCTCCTTGTAGTCCTTCTTGGGCTCCCCTTCCATCTCCGTCCGCTTCCGGGTGGTGCGCTTGAACATTTCGCTGTCCCAATACAGCAAGGTCAGGTAGGCGTTCGGCTCCCGTTCCTCGATACGCGCCCATAACTCCGGCTGGGTTTCTGCGATATGCCGAAGCCCTACGATACTCTCTGAACCGAAGAAGGTACTCAGGCGCAGATAATTCTTGGTAGCTCCGGCGTGGTAAAGGTCAATATAGGCATCCGGGTAGTCAAGATTGTGCTCCTTGATATACAGCCAAACGTCGCTGTCCTTCCAATCGTAGATCGGGAAAACCTTGTTCTCACAGCTCAGGCCGCCGGCCTTCAAATCCGCATTGGCAAGGTACACCCTTCTCTGGATGGACTCAGCCGCACGAACGCCCACCATCTGAATCCCGTCCCTGGTGATGGTATGGCAAAAGGTTTGGTAATTCATCTGGCCGGTATACTTCAAGCGCGGGTCGCGGGTTATGGCAAATGGGGGCGCGTCCCGTATCCAGGTTTTCCCCGGCTCCCAGGTTATCCACGCCTCGTCGTTCTGCAGCTGGTGCAGACACGAAACCTGACGCACAGGCAGGCAATACCAGCGGAACTCTGCGCCCACGGAGATAAACCGTTTCCTCCAGCGCTGCGCCATCTGCTCCATGCTGGCGTAAATGGCTTCCTCGTCAATGAAAATCACCGTCAGCAGCTTGGGGTCGATCTCGCCTTGCAGGATTTTCTCATAGACAAGGTGCGACATACACAGGCTGTCTTTCCCGGCGGAAAAAGACATATAGACCCGGACGCCATTGGAAAAGACGTTGGTAATGCGACGCTTTGCCGCTTCCACAACATCCATCCGGCTCTCAATCGTCTTTATAGCCATATCTTTTCACCACATTTCGGGCAAACGATATAGCGCCGGTCAAGTTCCTGGGCCCGGTCCTCCACAGCGGCCTCTACGGACGGGGCTGGGGCTGCAACAGGAGCGGCGGCGGGTTTAATTTCCTCCGCGCCCTGGGTGTATTCCGCGTCCTTCTGCTCATAGCGCTCTGCGGCCTTTTTCATTTCAGCCTTGGCGCTATCGTCGATGATACCGTAACCGGCCAGCATTTCGTCGGCATCTTCCAGATCGGCGGTCAGGGTCTTTAACAGTTCCTCGTCATAGCCGGGAACGTCCAGATCATCCAATCCCGCGATAATCTCGTCAAAGCCTTGGAGATCGTCAACGCCCAGAGAGAAGATACGGTTATCCGCCAGCATCAGCTTTTTCTTCTGAGACTCTGACAGGCCGGCCGCAACGTAACAATCCGCCTCGGTTCTGCCCAAAGCGCTCAGGGTTTCATACAGACCATTTCCCGCCAGGATCGTGCCGCTCTCGTCGATCACGATAGGCCGGATTTGCCCGAACATCTCAATGGACCGTTTGAACTCGGTGATCTGCTTATCCGAATGAATACGGACATTCCTCTCAGGCCGCCGCAGCGCGGACAGCGCTTTCTTCACGACCTTCATGCCCGCACCCCCTCGCTGCTCTTGGGGGTGGTGGCTATACAAACGCCGCCGGAAAGAAGCACCGCCAGCAGACTGCCAACGGTTTTCACAGCCGCGTTACCGCTCATGGTCCCGATTATGAAAACAGGCATCCCAATCAAAAGGGACGCCATAACTCCGGACGCAACCCCCGCCGCAGACAGCTTTTTCCCGTTCAGCGTCAGCACTGTGGGAAGCATAGTCGTGGCGCGAAGGGCGCCGTACATCAGAAACAGATCTGTCACTGTCAGGCCAGGAATATTTGCGATACCGATTGCCAGCGCCAGTTGTACCAGCATGGCGATTTTCGCCGTGCGAACACTCCCGCCGAAGTCGCTGGTCAAGGACGCGACCGCGCACAGGTTACTATCCGCAGTAGACAGCGGCCCGGAGATCACCATGAACAAGAACGGAAGCATCACCCAGGCCGGAAACAGATTGGTCACCAGCTCAAAGTTTACCATCCCGCTTTCCTGCGCGATATAGCCAGACCCGGCCGCGATAAATCCTAAGATACCCATAGACAGCGGGACAACCGCAAACATCAGCGCCCCCAGCCGGAACGCTCCGCCCACCTTATCCTCCCGGATAGAAAACGCCCGCTGCCAAAAGCACTGATCCCCGAAGGGCGCGGCAATCAGCCCAACAACAGTAGGGATACCAAAGGACATCAGGACCTCTAACCCCTTCGCGTCAAAAAGGCCGGCATACTCTCCCGAAGCTCCCGAAAGCCCCCGAATCAAATTCGGTACTCCGGTATTCGTGGAAAGCGCCCAGGGAATCAGCAGCGCACAGCATCCCAGCATAAGCAGCATTTGGAGCGCGTCAGTCAGAACCGACGCCTTGATGCCGGAATACTGCGAATAGGAAAAGGCGATTGCTGCCAGCACCACGGTCACCATCCAGAACGGCCAGCCGGTTACTTCCGAAAGAATCTTTGCCCCGGCCAACAGCTGGACCGCCGATGAAAGAACGGACAGCGTTCCCAGCTCAAACAGGTATACCCCGTGTACTGCTTTGGATTGATACTTTTGCCGCATATACCCGGACAAGGTAATACCCTCCGGGGCCTGCTTCCGCATTTTCTTCCCGAAGGGTACAAAGATCAGCAGGCACAGCACATTGGGGACCAGGAACCAAAACAGGCCTGGCCAGCCGTTCATGTATGCCTTTTCCGCCGACGTGAAAAGGGCGGGCGCCCATATCCAAGTTGCGGCTATGCTCATGGCGCTGCGCACCATGCCGAGTTTCCGATCAGCGACATGAAAGCTCTCCGTCGTCTTAGACCTCCGGGAGAGGCAAACGGTCACCGCCAGCATCAGGGCGGTATACGTCGCAAGCACGATGAAACCGTACATTGCGAATTTCCTCCTTCTATGATTTGCCCGCTCCTGATACTGTTGGCGACCAGTACCCGGTCCAGACGTAACCACCACGCAAAGGAGAAACGTGGGGCCGAAAGCCCTCCTTCCCAAAAGAATAGCGGCCCCCTTTTTCAAGAAGGCCGCGCGGCTGATTTTAGGATTTTACCAGCATACCATACCACATAGGTCTGCGGTCCGTCAAGCGACACGGCGGGACATCACGGGACAACTTTCATTCCTCGGCCCCGGCCTTTCGCTTTTCCTTCTCCGCGTCTAAGTACCGATAGCAGGTTTTCTTTACCCCGTTGACAGTATTTCGGCCACCAATCGTTGTTGCTACCTCGTCCCAGGTCATACACCGTAAAAACCGCAGACGGAAAATCAACCGCGTTTGAATATCGGGAATGGTTTTAATATAGCTGGAAATTTCCTGCTCCACCTGGTCCATTTCAACCTCCAGACGCTTGATTTCTTCCTCCACGTCCTCAATCTCCACAATCAGGTTCCCAACCTTATCCCGCACTCCCGGCGCATGGGGCATTCCAGTGATAACCTGCGCCCCGAGTGCTCCGGTGTGAGCCTTGTCCTGCAAAGCGGATAGCAGTTCCCAATTTCGGTTCTGCATAGTTTGCAGCTTGAAATACCTGGATAGTTCGGATAACGTCATTGGCTCACCCCGCTTTCAAGTTACATCAGTTTTACGGCTCAACCGCGCCACGGATAATTTCTTCCCCCTGCTTTTTAAGCCGGGGCCACATGGATTCCTGCTTTTTCTTGATCTGGTCCAGCTCCCGCTCATACCCCTGGATAACTTTCTCCCGAAACTTCTTTGAGAAAGCAGCCCGTATTTTCATCTGTACCGCTCTCCGCTTCTCAATCAAAGCCCGCATTTCTGAATCGGAAGTAAAGACGTGGTATCGCTCCCCGCAGTTCGGGCAGGTAAAATACTGCACCACCAGATCGTCCTTTTGTATCTCGCCAAGTAGGGACCTGTCAGGGATAAACTCCGCCTTGCACTTATTGCAGACCGACACTTCGTTCATCGTCAGGCCTCCTGTGCGGCCTTCTTCGCCCAGATCACGCCCGGGTCCTTATCCGTCAGCACTCGCCCGCTGGCGCATTTGACGCACTTGATACGCCACTTGGGTTTTCCCGGTGCCGGACGGTGGACCTTCTCAAAATGGCCGTAGCCGGGTTCGATCCACTGCCCACAGCAGTAGCAACGTCCGGGGTATTTGTTCCTTGCCATAGTCAGACAACCTCCTTGCTCGTATATTTCCTGATTCTGGCCTTAATCGCGGCCATCATAGCGTTTTGACCGTTGGCCTTTACCTTTAGCGCCTGCATAGCGTCCGCCTCAACGGTACCCTCGGCAATCAGATAGATAATACTGGTGGTTTGCTTTTGGCCCTGGCGGTAAAGCCGGTCATTGAATTGTTCGTCCAGCTCCAGGTCGTAAGTCGGACCAAACCATACAATGATATGGCCGCCGTCCTGAAGGTTGAGGCCGTGACCGGCTCCGGCGGGGTGGGCTATCAGCAGCGGGATTTCCCCCCTGTTCCATGAGGCTATGGTATCTGCATCCTTCAGCTGAACCGCCTGGGGGAACCGGGCCATGATCCGGTCGCGCTCATGCTGGAACCGATAGGCCACCAATACCGGCTCCCCTGCGGCTTCCTCCAAAATGTCCTCCAGCGCATCCAGCTTATCGGTATGAATCTCATGGGCCATATGGTCGTCGTCATAGACGGCTCCCCCTGCGATTTGCAGGAGTTTTCCATTGACCGCCGCCGCGCTGCCGACATCAAGAGTTTTTTCGGCCAGTGACAAAACCTCGTTCCGCTCCAATTCGTCATAGGCGGCTCTTGCCGCAGAGGATAGAACTACGGGCCGTATCGTTGTAACGAGTTCCGGCATTTGCAAAAGGCCCTTTGTTTCCAGGCTGATACAAATATCGGAGATTTTTTCGTAGACGGCTTCTTCAGCTCCCGGCCTGGGATTCCAGTCATAAATCACATACCCATTCCGGCGGCCGGGGGAAAAATAGAGATTGCGGTATTCGGTGAATGTGCTGCCCAGCCGCTCCCCCCGGTCCATTAAGTACACTTGCGCCCACAGGTCAAGTAAGCTCCGGGGGCGCGGCGTCCCGGTCAGGCCCCAAAGGTACTTTATCAAAGGCCGCACCTTTCGCAGAGCCTTAAATCTTCTGGCGCCGGGATTGCGGAAGCTGGATAACTCGTCCACGATCACGCAGTCAAAGGGCCAGCTTTTGCCGTAAATCCGCACCAGCCAATCCACGTTTTCCCGGTTGATGCAGTACACATCGGCTTTGCGGTAAAGTGCCGCCTGCCGCTGTCCCGCGCTCCCCAGCACCCGGCTAATGCGCAGGTGCTGAAGGTGGTCCCACTTCCCGCTCTCCCGGCTCCAGGTATCCTCCGCCACCCGGAGCGGGGCAATCACCAGGACTTTGGAGACCTCGAAGCTGTCATACAGGAGCCGATCAGCCGCGGTCAATGCGATAGAGGTCTTGCCCATACCTGGTTTTAAGAATAACCCCGCCCCCGGATGGGATAGGAGGTAGTCGATACAATAGGCTTGGTATTCGTGGGGGATATACTTCATGCTTTCGTCCCTCCCGTTATGGTAATCACCATATCGTCCACAGCTTCCTTGCTGTCCGGCACGAATACCGAAAAGCCCAATTCCCGAAGTCGGCCATGCACATATTTCTGGCGGGGCTTCGGCTTTTTCCCGGTATCCTTCGTTTCCGCGAAGTAGACCCGTCCTCCCGGCATGAGGATAATCCGGTCAGGTACTCCCGTCCAGCCGGGGCAGATAAACTTCAAGGCAAGGCCGCCCGCGTCCCGCACCCGACGGCGCAGATAGCTTTCAATCGTTTTTTCCATAGAACCTCCAAAATTATCACGGCACTCGCCTAAACCGGGTCTGCAATCCATAAGGGCCGCACCGTTGCCGTTTGGGTTCTTCTTCCCACCCTGGGACTTGCCGCAGAATAGCGCAGACCTCTCCGCGTTCCTGCCGGGGGAATTGGTGCGGGTCTTTGCCAAAGCACTCGGCCCATACCTCCGCCGCGCAGATGAAATTCCGACGCTGAACACCAACTGTCTTGATGGACTCGTCCTCGGCAAACCAGCCTTGCCTTCTGCCAATGTCCATGCCGCCCCAATCTGTGGGCAAGAGAACTTCCAAGAAATCCTCTACCAGTCCCCGGCGCGGGTCGTCCTCGACAAAATCCTTCTGCTGTTCTTCGGCCTGCGAAACAAGCTCTGGCGGCAGAATCAGCTTTTCTCCGTCATGGTAATAGGCTACCGCTTCTGCCCACAGCTGGTCGATCATGGGCTGGGTCAGATCGCCCCATACGGTTTTCGCTGGCGACCGGTCCCCCAGGCGCACCGGCCAGAATCGCCGGTTACCGGTATCATCCCGGAGGAACGCGGTGGAATTGGTGGTGCCTATAAAGATACACTGCCGGGGGTGGTCCTCTACCCGCCGTCCATAGGCGGCCCGGTAGCTGTCCATCTGCTTACTGATAAAATTCTTGATGGTTTCAATTTCCAACTTCCGCATAGCCGCCAGTTCTCCCAGCTCCACAAG